TGACGTTGTCGATTTTATACGCGGCGCTAGAGACGCAAAAGAGGGTATAGGGCATATTTGTGGGGGTGATAGCTACAATAGTGGGTATGGCTATCAATACGAAGTTGAGCAAATAGAAGAAAATGGGGGCCTATTATGCCGGTAAAAATTCAAGGTAAAGATTATTCTAAAGTTGATGAACGCATAAATGATTTTAAAACTGACAATCCAGATTATTCATTAGAATCGGAAATACTAGAAAACGGCGAAACTATATTGATGAAAGCTACGGTTAAAGACAAGGATGGCAGAGTTATGTCGACTGGGCACGCTGAAGAAGTAAGAGGTTCATCGTACATCAATAAAACATCAGCGCTAGAGAATTGCGAGACCTCGGCATGGGGCAGAGCCCTAGCTGCGATGAATTATGGCGGTGATAGCGTGGCTAGTGCTGAAGAAGTAAGTAATGCAATTATAAATCAGCGAATAAACGAAGCTGTAGAGCGCATTAAGAAACACAATCAAGCTGTGCGTGACAACATACTATCAATTGCAGAAGTTAAGAAATGCTTTGAAGATGAAAACTTTGATTCAGCAGCCGAGGCATTCTATGAGATATCTGAAGAAGACAGAATGTCGTTATCATTAGCAACGACCAAGGGCGGTATATTTTCGATAGATGATTCTAAAAAATTTATGGATGATCGATGGAAAGAAGCAGCTAAAAATTATCATAATAACGAAAACATGAAGAAAAATTAATGATTAACATTACAGAGTATGACGAAATAATAGCGGTATCTGGATTATCTAGAGAATGGGCGCAAAGGTTTATTATTAATACAGAAGAGGAAGCACTAGCAGCAGTAAAACAAAACGCAGACGCGCTTAGATACGTCAGAGAACAAACAGAAGCGATATGTTTAGCAGCAGTAGAGAAAAACGGATACGCGCTTAGATACGTCAGAGAACAAACAGAGGCGATATGTCTAGCAGCAGTAAAACAAACCGGAGACGCGCTTAGATACGTCAGAGAACAAACGGAGGAGATATGCCTAACAGCAGTAAAACAAAACGTATACGCGATTCACTACGTCAGAGAACAAACGGAGGCGATATGCCTAGCAGCAGTGAAAAAATACGGAGACAAGCTTGAATACATCAGAAAACAAACGGAGGAGATATGCCTATCAGCAGTAAAACAAAACGGATTAGCGCTTAAATACGTCAGAAAACAAACCGAAGCGATATGCTTAGCAGCAGTGAAAGAAAACGGAGAAGCTCTTAGATTCGTCATAAAACAAACAGAGGCGATATGCCTAGAAGCAGTAAAAGAAAACGGAGAAGCGCTTAGATACGTAGACTTTACTTTAAATGAGGACTAAACAATGGAACAGTGAGGACTAATAATGGCAATACTAAAGATAGAAGTTAATTCCGATCTACATTACTTTAAAAATGGGATAAAGATTTCAGGCCCAAATCCCGACATGTGGGGCGACCACTCTAAACTAAGTGGGGACTGCTCAGGACTAAGCGGAGAATGCTCAGGACTAAGCGGACACTGCTCTTCAAGATTGTGGGGACATTGCACAGGACTAATAGGATTAGTCACAAGGTTAGCCGGTAACCTAAACCACATTACAGAAGAAATGCGAAGAGAAAATAAAAATATTAGACACTACATCGAGGACTAAACAATGGGCAACATAATTTGTGGGACAAAAAATACTTTTAATGTACGTGATGGCATGCCGCCGGTGACTCGTGAGAGCGGCGGTTTACTAAAACAAGCATCTAAGAAAGTAAGCTTTGCTACGGTTTGTAAGATTCGCGAAGTATCACGTCTAGATAAGTCAATGTGGTATTCAAGAGGGGAGCTAGATCGAATGAAAAATTATCGTGAAGATTGAATACAACATCACTAAAGTTGCTAACACTAATTACTTATCATTGAATAAGTTTGTTCATAGATTAGACAGAGTACAGCGGGAGTTTAATCGTATATCAGGTGTTGATGATGACCCAGTTCATGTTGACGAGAACTATCGTTATATTAGTTTTTGTCGGTTAGATGCTTGATAGTCTCGATAAACGTTTTCGTCGTCGTCTCGTGAGATTCACGCATTGCTATGATGTTGAGCTGAGATCGATTGTTTAGTTCTAACAGCTCACTGTTTAGCTTTGATGTCTTATCTAGTTCTTCTTTTAAAGCTTCTCTGTCTTTGTGGCATAAAGTTTGATCTTGCTCTACTTCTTTAAGTTTGTTTTTTACGTCTTCATTGCTTTTTGCGTTTGTCTTAATAATATAGCCGCATAGCCAAGCAATTCCAACGAATGAAGCAACTAGAAGAGCTTCGTTAAAGCCTACTTTTTCGATGAAGCTGCCGACTGCTTCTATGTTTTTTGCGACGATCATTGGACACCAACATGACTCCTATAGCTAGAAGCCCAGTTTGTAATAACATCAATAATACTATTTCTGTCACTGCGCATTCCTCGATCGTATATAATGTACGCAGAAACAATATAGAACACGATAGCTAATGATTTGTATATAAATAACTCCCCAAATTTGTTAGCTAAAGAATAACTCGTAATATCAAAAATATAGTTGCTTATGTGTACTGATGCATAAGTGTACCAGAGCGCCAAGCCGATGATGTTGAGACACACGTCACACAGTAATAATTTTTGAAGATTATAAATATATCTCTCTTGACTTCCCAAAATTAATTCCTGGGAATTATATATACATATTTCTCTACGACCAAATTTTGTTACAGCAGCCAAAATTGCTACTGATACCGCAGAACAAAACAAAAAATATGGTGCCCCGGAAACAGGTACCAGCTCCGGGATAATTGCTGACATGCAGAACAATAACGCACAGCCACCTCGGTTAATATCGGGATAAGTGACAGCAAACAAAAAACACAAAAATACAGCTAATTCCCACATTACTACTTTGTCCTTATTTCTTGATTTTTGGTTTCTTTTTAGACTTTCTTGGTTGTTTCGGTGATTTTGACATTTATCTACCTTTTCCTTTGACGAGGGTGTAAATACTGGCCGCACCAGAGACACCGGCCACCAATTCAGGCGTTAGTGCGTCGATCCCGTATCGGTCAATAGTGATGTAATAAAACAGCATCTGAGCATAAGCCAACGTTTGTCGACCCATTTTATGAATGGCATCAACAATTGGTATTGTTGGCGTTTGCAATTCCTGTAAATAAAATGCTGCTTTTAATTCTGCGGCTTTATCTTTATCCGTAATCAGTTGGTCGACAATATCCAAACCTTTATTGATAACGTTACCTCGGGTAAATAGTGATGATAATAAGCCCATTTATCTATCCAATTGTCCGCGACTCTTCAGCAACTCGATCGGTTCTTTTACTTGCTCTCTTATTAGCTGATTTATTCTATTTGCCACCATTGCCATATCATCGCTCAAATATAGCATCTCTGACTCTTCTTCGGGTATATCAATAACTTTATTAAGCTCGTTTAGAAAAACGACTTTTAACATCCGATTATTTTTAAGCTCATTAATCAAGAAACTACAACGCTCAGATTTCATTCTAAGCTCTGCCGGGTAAAAAAGATTATGCACTTCATTGGCTCGAAGTTCGAGCAAGTGTCTATCATTGCCTTGCTGTGTAGACGCCAAATTTCTGATGGTCGATACTAAATCATCACAGCTTATATTACGTAGTTGTGCGGAACGTATTAGCTGATTTGCAGTGACTCTGACCGCTTGCCTTGCAGCAACACCAATTTGGTCCTGTGTTACATTATTTATATCTAAATCCACATGGCGTGCAGCAACGGGCTCATCAAACATTCTTTCGTTAATTTCATTAGTTATTGATGACATTGAGGAACTTCTTGATAAGCTTTGATTATCCATCAATCAATCCTTTGCTTAATCCAACCATAGACAAATTTCTCATCTTTTTCTCTTCTTTCTGCTAATTCAATATAGAAATTACACTGTAACGAGTTTAGAGCTTTAAACAGTACTTCTTCGTCTCTCAACTCTAAGTATGTACATAAGGCTAAAATAGTTTTGGGCCCTATAATTTTATCGACTTCTATGTCGCCGTAGATCGACTCTGATCGATTGAACACATTTAAGCTACGCTGTAAAAATTCAGCTGCTCTACTAACGCCGAGATTCACTCCAATATCAAAAAACTTTCCCGCAATACTTTCTGATAGTGAGCAGATCTCATCGCACTTAAGCGGGGTCCAATATCTTGAATCATAAACAGACCTGGCGAATTCTATAGGCATATCTTTCATATTCCCTTTATACCCGCATGCTTCGGCCACAGCTTTCGTTATTCCGTGGTTAGTCTCTCCACCTGAATCAGTTGGATCATCTACGTAACCACCTTCCACAGCGATTACTTTATCAATGATCCCATCTCTAATTTCTGCTATTGTTTTTGCCATAGTTGCCACTCTACTTGCACCCCGATAGCATCATACATAATATCGTCTTGCCCAAGATAACAGCTATGATGTGTATATCGAGTATTTACACGTATATTCTCTTTTGATGATTCCCATATGTTGAACCAGACTCCAAGGTTAGATGTCCCACGATCATCGAAAGAATCTTTAACACATTGCGGCGATTGATCTTTTGTATAGTCCAAACCTAGGTAAATTCCGGCATCATTGAAAAAATTACTAGCATTGGCATTATTAGGCAAAAAAGAAATTGCTAATCCCAGTATTGTTGTAACAAAAATAGCCAACAATGCTGACTTTATGGAGTCTTTGTTGTTATCAACATATTGTCTAATACTAATTTTCTTAAAACGCAATGTTATAAATGCTGTGATAATGACAACAGAGAATATTATGGACAGAAAGACAATCAGATCGTTTAACAATTCAGTCCCCAAGGTTGCTGTATGATTCTTGTAGTGACTCTAATACACTGGTATTGTCTTTACCCTCCACTAGCTGCTCGATGTGCTCATCTCTTAGCCGTTCTATGTCAGCAAGCATATATCTATACTCTGTTGACTTATCCACCATTTTGTCCATTTTTTCGGCCAATACAGTGTCGTCAGTAGATCCAGTTAATCGCTCTATCATTCTACGATTGATAAACGATAAGTTCTCAACACCGCCTGCCGAGTATTCTTTAATAGCTTCACACTTTGGCGTAAACGTCTTTACTTCTTGATTAGAACGCTCACCTTGCAATTTCATCATCGCCTTATCATATAAGGATGTTATTTCCCTGTACCAATACTGTATACCTACTGTTAGCAGATAATCTACTATTTCCGCTTCGCCATTCTCTACTTCGGCCAAAGCTTGTCTATAACGTGCACATCTATCAACCGGAGGTATAGAAACGGCACCTATTTTTAATGTACCATCTCTTAATTTTAAGTATGTTTTTTCCATCATCTATGGGCCACCGTATAATTCTGCATCAGCAGTGTATTGAAAACTATAATTCTGTTGGTCAGTGTGTAACGTATCTTTATCAACCACAAAACCAGTTTCCGATATGTCTAGAGCTGTCGCTGGCTCAGGAGAGGCTGTTGTTCTATTAATGAAATTAAGTGCAATTACGGGGATGTCTCTCATCCTGTTCTCAAAATTAACAGAATGTTGCGACGTAGTAGTGCCTGATGCCGCATACCAATGCGACCCTTCTTGGTTGTCACTAGGCAACGCGGTTGCCGGCAGGAATTCTGAATCACTTTTCCTGAAAAACTGATCGCATAGAAACTCTTCTTCCGCTAATGGTCTAGCAACAAAATCTGTAGCCTCGTTTGCACATTCTAACTTAACCTGAGATAACTTAAAAATTCCAGACTGCTGTCCGAGTGAGTTTGTTCTAGCATTAAAGTCCGATCCAGCATCAAACCAAATAACAAATTCAAAATAATCATCGCGATTAGTTCCAACGGTCTTACCTGATATGCCAGGTAAACTAACAGTAACCACTTTTTTACTCCAGGAGCTACTTGTTGTTAGCGTAGTGACACCTATCCCCGTTTCGCTCGGCGATGGCGAACCACCTGTACCGTAATATCTCACGAATTCAACGGCTATATCCTGAGACGCATCTGTCTCCACCCAAAAACTAAGCGTCCACGTCGCTGCATAACTAGCAACATTTGGCAGCCTTTGCGATTTATAAACATAATTAGACGAACCTGCGACCGAGGTTACAGTGGTTTCCGAAAAAAAATCAGGATATCCTGGAACTTCCGTCTGCCCAATATCAAAATTATTAATAGTATGTGATTTTGTAGATCCAGAGTTGGCATTAAACCAACGGTCATCCGATCCATAGCCACTGGTAGTTTGTACATCGAGACGCTTATTTACCCTAAAATCCCCATTGATAACATAGTTTTGTCTTCCTCTATTTTGTAATTGAATTATATCTGCTGCTTGAGAAGCAATAGTGAGCGTATTGTTAAATGTATTGGTTTGTGTCTCGTCAATAGCAGCTTGGACATTATCCGCGGCTAACCCCACGGGCGGAGGTCCTAAAATCGTATTGTCATATGATGAATTAGCGGCGCCATTGAACAACGACCAGCTGCCACTAATGTCAGTGCTGGGCTTAATACCAACATTTCCGTTAATACCAGAAACCCAGTATTGGTTATCATCTCTAACAACTTCACCCTGGGAGTAGACCTGTGTAGGTATCCAATCAGCACCGAATGTAGTGCCAGTGTCTCCGCCGACAGGATCACGCTCTAATATCTGCTCTCCACTTGCAGTTTTAAGTACCGCTCTATAAGTGCCTGTACCGAAGCAATTCGGAGCTCTACCGTCGCCTTTAAGTATCAAAGGGTTTGAATTTGGTATAGTCTCTCCTGGATCGGCATACGTCGTCTTATTGACTGTATTTGATCCGCTTTCGAAAAACTCTATACTACCAAGCGCTAACGGATCTCCGGAACCATCTAAGAACTGCTCGAAAGGGTCTATCAATCTACTCATTATTTTGCTCTCTTATAGCTCCGGTTAAAGCCCCAGCCTCAGCAGCACCGATTAACATAGCTCTGCGACCATTCGCTATTTCTGCGGCTTCTCTTATGCGCTTATCCGCCGATTCTGCCAGTTTTCTCAGGTCTATATCAGGGTCGACTAGCAACCTGCTTAACTGTTCAGTGCTTCTTTTAGCTTTCGGTACGTTAGTCAAATATGCTTCAACGATCTTTTCACCGTTTTTACCAGCTCTAGCAACGGCATCAAAAAATTTCCCTCGACCTCTTGTAAGATCTTTTGCTACTCCTCTCGCCGCTTGGCCAATAACTGGCACAGCAAGAGCGCCAGCAGTGCCGCCGATATTGGCTCCAACGAAAACCCCACCAAGAGCACCGAGAACGTTATTAGCCCTACCTTCATTGAATGCGAATCTCCCCAAAAATTTAGCGAAGTTTTGTGAGAAATTACCGGCTTCTATATCTCTAATAGCCGCTATCTCGTCTTTTGATAAATATTTGCGCGTACTTTTGTTTTTAGCTAACTTGCCTAGTTCTATTCTTAGCCTGTTTTCAAAACCGGATTGCCCTGTTTTGGCATTCTCTATTGCTCCTTGAATCATTTCTGATTTTCTGGCTCTTCCCCAAAGATTCCTTGCGGCTTTATATCGCTTACCTATGTCACTGACTTTAACATCTCCTGCGGCCTCAAAGCTATCAGCACCCGCTTTATCCAAGAAGTCATCTATCTGATCTATGATAGTAGCACCAAGCGCTTTTTCAGTTTTATCGATATCACTAGCAACGCCTTGAGCAACTTTACGTAACTCGTCTACAGTCGACAATTCTATGTTTTTGCCAACCTCTTCTTTCATATCCTCTAGAGCACCAAAAGCCTTTTTAGTCACTCGCTTACTCAGTCCTTTTTGTTTTAGTGACTTCTCCACTTTATTAACTAATGACGTATAAGCCTCCGCTTTCATTGTTATTTTAGCGTCATCAATCTCTTTGTATATCTTACGCCCAAGATCGAGAAGTTCGTCAGAGCTGGGGGCCGCCTCTTCAAGCGTCTTTTTGACTAATCTTTTCGACGGTCCAACTTTAGATGGTGACACTTTAGGCACAGCTTTAGCGGCTCTTTTGCCTGTCCCTGCACCTATCAATTCCATAACTGCCGTTGGTATAGTAGCCGCCGCCGCCGCGATTGCAGGGCTACCGGTTACTTCTAGAGCTGTCTCACCTAAACCACTTTCTACTGTCTCTAGTGCTTCGCCAACTGGCTGCAAAACTTCGCCAACAGCACCTAACGCTTGCTGACCAACTTGAGTTCTAGGCTGAAATGTTAACCCTTCTCGTACTTTTTCAACAACGCCGCCAGCCCTTTCAGCACCAACGAACGGTGCCGCAGCTATTCCAGATAAGCCGGCGAGTGGTTCCGCAATAGCCGAGCTAGCAATTGTAGCAGCTGGCTCTAATAGCTCTGCCGCAGGGCCACCGGTTTGTTGCTCTATTTGCTTTAACTCATCAACAATGGGTTGAATAACGCCCATATTCCCCTGCGGTTGCGCAATAGCTAGCTGTCTTCTCAGCTCTTTACGTCGTTGCAACAAATCGGGCTGCGCTTGCGGTTCCTGAGCTGCTGGCTGTTTCTGAGTCACTTGTTCCTGAGCTGCTGGCTGTTGCTCAAAAAACTGTGGATTCTGATTAACAAAACGCATGACATCTTCCTGAGTTGCGCTTTCAGGCACTTCAAACTTCGCTATGCGGCCATCGGGTAGCTGTATTTTTGCTATTTTAGCCATCATTCAAAGCCTAAAAATTTAATCTCTTGAGTTTGAGCTGATACAGCAGGAGCACTAGGCTCCTCCGGCAAAAACTCTTCGATATCGAACTCAAGCGGATCCCCTTTGAATTTCCTTAACCGCTTTCCTCTTTCTAAATCGTTTTTAGCGACCCTTTCGAATCTTTCTAGAATGTTCAAGTTAGCTTCCACTGTATTCCCTAGTTGCGGCCCTACACCCTGCAATAACGCAATATCAGCATCTGAGAGTACACCTCCACCTAAAAGCTCGTCTTTTCTTCTTAACACAAACTCATTGATAGCAGAGTTTAGCGCTTCTGCATCTGCATCCCTAATCCCGGGAATCAAACCGCCTGCTTGCTGTCTAGCAGCAGCAAGCCTACCTGTTTTTATTGATTGCAGCGCCTTTCTAAGGGATGATACTTCTTTTAATGTCTTCTGACCTTGCCTTGCCGCACCAAAAACGGTTTTTCTTAATTCTTGTCGATCTTTAGCAATCTGCGCTTTTGCCGCTCTCGCACCTGCGCCCTCACCGCTTACCTCTACACCGAATTTCCTCGCTTGTGATATTGCCAATGCTCTATCCGATCCGGTCAGCTCTTCGCCAGCAGGTGATGTTACTCTAGTGCCGCCATCTTTCAGAACCTGAACTGTTGTACCGTCCGGAAGTATTTCGCTTGACTGTACTTGAGCTGGAGTGACAACATCGCCCTCGTCTTCAAATATAACTCTGCCGGTCACCGGATCAACGATCCTGCCGCCAACCACAACACCTTTGCTCTGATCAACGGAGCTAGTAAACGCAGCTAACAATTGCCTTGCTTGTTCTCCCTGCCCGCTTGCGACCAAATCTATAATTTCTTGTGAGTCTGAAGAATCCCGACCTTGTAGTTTAAGCGCGTTTACTCTTCCCTGGTAGAAGTTGAGAAAACCCTGTTCATTACCTGTTTGTAAGTAATTCAAGCCTACGCGAGCATCACGAATAAAGTCGTTAACACCCTGGGCATCTTTGGCTCTAATCTGCTCCTGAATAGTTGTGTATAGCTCCGGTGCAATACCGCTTAATTCTTCTAAAGCTTCGCCGCCTCCGGTCCTAAGCGCTTCGCCTGCCAGGGTTCTTGCTCGCTCCTGTCTTCCCGTTTCTTTGGCTACATCAAACGACCGCTGAAAACGGCCAAGAATATCTGCCGGTTTTTGATTTAATATAGCTTCTGCTAATACTGGTGATACCATTATCCTAATCCACCTAATAAGTTGCCAGCGAACCCTGCTATTTGGCTCAAGGTTTGGCCGCTTCTATTTGATGATGCAATACCCCGCAGACCAGCAAGTTCGGCTTCTTCTTGCCGCGCTTGAATTTGCGGAGCAACAGCCCCCAATCTAATGTTAGCAATCTGAGTGCCGAGACCTGATTGTATTTGTGACTCGCCAACCCTGCCTTGCTCTCTCAACTGAGATACTGACGAGCTAAGACCGCGTGATGCGGCTACTAACGGCTCTAACTGTTCAAGCCTACGCTGTATTAAATCGGCTTGTTGTGCCCCAGCTAATTGACTAGCCGCTAGTAACGATGCGCCGCTACCGAGGTCTCCTGCTGCATTGGCTTGTCTCAGAAACTGCTTTCTTTGACGTTCTTGTTGCTGTCTATCGAAATCAGAAACGGGTATTGAGCTAATCGCTTGCTGCTGCGCTTCTTGTCCACCCAATCCTAGAAGATTACTACGCTCCTCTAAAGCCCTTAGATCAATCAGCTCCTCGAGAGGCCCAACACCTTCTTGAGTTGCCAGTTGCGCTAGTCTAAGCTGCTCCTGTGATCCTCCCCTAAGTATATCGATTGCGGGGTCGGTGCGAGCTTCAATTAGCTCATCAATACTAGAAAAACTCGCTTCTGGCCCTACACCAGTCCCTTCAGTAAATAATTGTAGCGGAGCCGAACCGGAGAAATTTAAACCACCGCCTTGTTCTATCGCATTGAAAAGTCCTGAACTATCGCGAAGATTCCCGCCCTCTATTTGCGCTATAAAATCATCTATTTGTTGTATGCTAAGTGGACTTATTTTAGATATTTGCTCCTCTGGCACACCTTGTAATTCACTTTTTATTAGTCTTAGCTGGCTAGCTGTAGGGCGATTTCTTAGCGTAGTAAAAAGGCCCTGCAACCGCCGCTGATCAACTGGAGTCCTGACTACTTGATCTAAAGCAGATGGCTGCATAGATGAAAAAGCAACCTCACCTAGTGGTGTTCTCACAGCATTACGATTATTGCCGACTAACGGATTATAAGTTCTAGCCATTATGCGGGCTTCCTATTCATTAAAGTGCCAAAAGCTGTTCCGGCCAAACCTGCTAAATCTTCTAGCACACCAGTTTTGTATTGCTGTGATACAACATCACTCAACAGCCTGCCCTCTCTAGCGCCTGATGATAATTGCGCCAATTGTGGGGCCTGCCCGATTAATACGCCAGCACGCTGGGCCGCTTGACTGCCGGCTAGATCACCTAGCCTCTGAAAACCTCTACGTCTTGCTTGTGCGACATCAGCTACACCCGCTAAACCCTGTTGACCAGCGCCTAATCGTGCTTGGGTCATTGCCGGTGACATGCCCTGAGCAGTCAACCCAGCCTGATTTTCAAGTTCTTCACCTACGGGACCGGATAGATTAAACTCTGGCCTGCTTCTCACAAAATCAGTAGATGCTTGTCTGATCGATTGTGTGAACGCGTCATCAACGGGCAAGCCGGAAAGAATCTCTTCTTGAGCTTGCAAAAATGCGTTACTATCAGCAAATGGCGTTAACGCTTCCTCGGCTTCTACTGCTGCCATTCCGGCCGTTACCGCTGCATCTTGGTTTGCTCTTAAAATATCCGCTTCCGCTTCTCTCCCGGCTGCTGCCAGTTGTTCAGCCGACTGTATATTGGCTCGCGTCATGCGCTCTATTGCTTTTTCCTTGGCCTTCTTTTCTTTTTCTTTGGTTTTTATTCCGGCCAACGTCCCAACGACTGCACCCACTAGTCCGAACATTTTATGACCTCGCTACCCAACCGGTATCACCCTCACCGGTTTCTTTGAAATATATACCTGACCCAGCGCCGGCGGAAGTATCTACATACCATCTGCCCGTAGTCGCCACGACCACCCCCTCAGGACTTCCTGAACCGGTAAATGGAGGCTTAACCGCTTCCGTAACTTGATCGATCCAGTTATAAAAAATAGTGGTCGGAATACCATTCTCGACGATTTCCTCGGTAATATTGGGTGCTTGTATTTCTTCAGCCAATGTCGGCCTCCGCTTTTATCAATACTGATTTTGTCGGGCTAGACACCTCAAATTTTAACACACGGTCACGGCTAAAATTCCCCAGTCTTGGCCAAACAACTCGCTTTTTATATTCGCCTATTTTACCCATTGACTTAGCCAAGAAACCTTTGAATATCCGGCCACCATCATCCGACCACGCAAACGTCATTTTAGGGTCCGATCCGCCTGTTCCAAAAACATCTTCACCAAGCTGGTTTTCTCCAGTTTTGATTTGTATATCATTAGCAAGGCCGACACCGTTTTCAACAACTGCTTCTATAGCTGCAACAGAAACCGGCTCACCCTGGTTATCAAATGGCCTTGTTGTCACAAATCTCGGCGTTAACGTTCCGTATTCTAAGTATTCATCCTCATCGAGGATGCCGATATTGCCTGATAATGTATCCCCTACCAAGTTCACACCGTACGCTTTCAGAATATGTGAGACTCTATAACCGGCTAGTTCTTGATTTTGTATAGACTGTCGCTCATGCCACCTGCTATTAGTCGCGTCATAAACATACGTTGTGTTTGTCGTTGCTATGCCTAACATATAAGCACCGTTAACAGAGTATACCCACGAGTACACATTCTGCTCTGCTAGCTCTAGGTCTATTTTCGCAATCTCGTTATCTATCGCTGTTGTTGATAACTTCTGCTTTCTGCCACCGGACACTAACCAAACAGCCGGGGACTCATTCTCACCCGACCCTACAAAAGCCAGGTTAGACCCGAACTTAACAATCGTTTGCGGTGCATCAATCCCAACATCCAACACGCCACCACTACGTGCAACAAACGGGGAAGGTACGCGGGCGCGATCTCGGTATATCTGAGTAGTCTGTTGACCGAAAACATATAACTCGTCATTTAATACACCTAAGCCACGAATCTGGTCTGGGTCGGCATTAGCAACGTTAAAATCTAGTGCATCATAACCAGTTAACCCGTTATTCAACGGTGAATTAAAGAACTTCTTGCCGTCTGACTTATGAAATACAAAATAACCTGACGCATAGACAACAGACGATGCTGGACCATCGAAATTAGGGTCGGTTATTTCCGTGAGTGTGTCAGGGTCGGCGGTAAATATATAACTTTTACCGGTCGTTTCTATATCGGGCACTGCCACAATGCACATCTGCGTACCGTTGTCTGCAATATATACCCGTCTTATTCCTGGTATAGTACCCAGATTAGTTAAACTGTATTGATATTCACCATCAATTAGCGTTCGGTTTAATCTGTATAATGTTTGACTAATGACATAATACGGCACGTCTTGGAACAAGTGCACACCACGGCATCTATCTAATACAGACCCTGTGACTATTTCACGAATGCCCTCGACAGGGAACAAATTAGCATCAGTAATAGTATTAGTTTGCGGGACATTTGGCCGCCAATTAACACACCGCTGGTTGCTGATCGGCAAAGAATCGGATACGTAAAACCCCTGACCAATCGGTAAAGTGGTCCTCACAGCTTGACCCTAAACTTAGCATCGGTGACTAATATATTGTCCGCTGTATCATCGTTTTGAATCCATATTTCTAAAAAATCATTAAAAACTAGTGGCAACTCCCACATAGTTGTCATTGTCCGCGGATCATTTGCTGCTAGCTCCTGCACTTGACCACTATCTAATATAACAGTCGGCACAGGCTGTGTATCGACATTTCCCTTCGCAAGGAATACTGTGCAGTCATCGACGGCGTTAAAAATACCTGCAGCTATTACAATATCAACAGACACACAAATCATAGACTCACCAACATATACGATACGTCCCGTGGCATCTGTCGTAAAGAAACTAGACAGCTGCTCAATGAATGTGCCCGTTACTTTTACTGGGGTTCCTGATCCAGATATAATAGTATCAGTGCCGTTACCATTCATGGTAACAAATGACACTTTAATGGTGTCGTCTATGCCTGAGTTTTGCGTGAAAAAATACCTGATATCATCAGACGTTATATTTTGAAGTGCAACAACGCCACCCACAAACTCACAAGACGTTACTCTAGCAACAGTTCCAGTGACCATGTTGCCATTATTAGCAAGCCCTGAAATACCAAAACCGCCTGGGGCGTTACAGATAACATTCTGTATCTCTAGCGTGCTAAATACGTTAGTGCCAAGATCAACACCGACAAAAGCAGGGTCTGCACTAATAAGATTTTGTCTAACTAGCGACATGATAGGCATTATTGTTCCCGTTGCCTCATAACCTGCACTAAGCCCCTGGAAAGCACAAAAGTCAGCTGTTAACGCTAATACGTTGCTAACTTCGGCAACTTTAGAAACCAACCCCTGTACAGCTTCAATATTTATAAGGGACGCTGGCGCTGTATTGGTGAAGCTCAACATAGTAGCATTAGGAGCCACAACCAGTGTGTTGCGTATTGCAAAGTTACCTGTGTCTGTGCCCTCAAATAGATTCCCGCCACCCAGATAAGTAAGTGATGCGGCATACTGAATACTGTTTATCACAGTTGGACCGGAAACAGAAAACGGATTAGTAACAATAACATTGGCCCCGATGAAATACTCCTTACCAGGAGTTAAAGGAATCCTGCCACTAACAGCATCTGGGAAATCAGCCTCTGAGTTAATAACCACCCTGTTCTCTGGTGCAACAACAAGCGCACCTGTATTACTAACTGTTATTGTGCCGTTAGCACTAGCAACATTAATTCCTGCACCGGCTGATATACTCCGCCACGCCAGCTGACTAGCAAAAACATCATCAACTAGCGTCTCGCCGGTGTTGTCGAAAGTGAAGTTAGTCGATAGCTCAATGCTGTTTTGTACATCTATATTAGCGTTTATTCCCTGCCCTGGAACTAAGTTGCGAATAGCATTGACTGTGCCCTGAATATCAAGCACTGGCACGCCAGCAGGGTTACCCTCTTGAACAATAGAGCCAGTTGCACCGATAGCATTGAGGAAATCAGCGTATGTAATCTTAAGGTTTTGACCATTAACGACAAAATCTAAAGTAGCAGACCCGTCAATCGTTGTCGTCGCATTAAAGCTACTCTTTTTTACGCCGGTGACTACGTTATTAGTCATTGTTATCCTCTTGAGCTATGTAATAACTTTGGCCGCGCTGATTAGTATAAAAGTTGTTTTGTATATAGCCAGTATCTTGATAGTTTCCCGAACCAATCGGCAAAGTAGACGGAAATAGTGCAACACTGAGGCCGTCGATCGCTTGGCTGCGCATTGTCTCTAAGCTCTTGTCTGCCCAAAACTTAATCGCAGGGTTAAGCGGCTTCGTGTTGTATTGTGGCCATAGCGATACTGCTAAGTTTTTAACCATTCCCATATTGACAGTCATAGGAGTAGTTAATTGATCATCAACACTAGATAGCTCTGTGTAATTAACATCTACACCCTGGGCCTCTAACCTCGACATCATGCGATTTAGATAACGCAGGCCATCACTAAGCTCGCCGTCTGATATTTCGTACTTTGATTGTACGACTTCCGCATGCGCTCTGGTTATTATCTCTCTAGCTATCATGGGCTTTCTGGAGCGATGTTGCCACCGATCTCGGTTAAAATAGCATCTCTAGGCTTATCATAAAAATGGCCAGGATAATTAGGATAATAATTGCCAGAACCAACTGGCAGCGTAGACGGGTAAGCAGCAAAGCCAACATCAGTGATTGAGATATCAAGTAGAGATTGGTACGTTTCTTGTGCTTGTTCGAACAATGACTGACTAGCCAATGTGTTTTGATAAACTGGACTGATAGCAACGGCGAGGTTTTTTACTACCCCATCATAAGCTGATGACGGAATAGTAACCTCATCACCGAGGCTATCAATGTACGTATATCCTAAATTAATGCCGACGACTGAAAAATCAGCCATCATTGCATTAAGATAGAATATACCAACAGAGGCATCGTAAGATTCAATCGGAGTCTCCGCAGGAGAAACGATTATCTCACGTAGAGCATCATTTATTATCGTGCTCGCTGTCTCTGTCACTAGATGCCTCTTTAATTTTACGAGTGCGCTTTTTCTTCCAGCCTCTGGATAAAGCAAACTTATCCATTCTGTCAGTAGATGGGAGCTTAATCTCCCTTCCACTTCCTCTTATCCAAGTAGTCATAAAATCAACCAAAAGGGGCATAAGCCCCTACAATTAAGTGCCGAATAATTGACCTGCAAAGAACGGATTCATCACGCCGTAAGCTGGGCGGAAATCAAAACGAATCTTTTGCTCGTTTTCTAAGAATCCAACACCCTTAGAAACTCTGAACTGCAAACCGTCTTCAGTGGTTGCAATAGTGTCTGTAGAATGCAATTTCTTGATTGGCACTGAGCCAATTGAAAACGCTTCTTTATGCCAGAACAGATTAGGCTGTATCAACTTATCCGCTGCGCCACCTAACGTAATAACATCACCTGAAAGAGGGGCTTGCGAAACAGTATTGTATTGACCGTTGGCTTCAAAAATCGCAGGACCTGTGACGATTAAAGTACCTTCTCCAGCACCACCCAAAGTTACCTCTTCAGTTACTGTGCCAGACCAAACAACAACATCCCCATTCTCATCGACAATCGGCTTTCTAGTAGAAAGATTAAGACGATTCACACCACCAGCAGCGGCTGTGATAGTGACGGTTTCACCAGCTGCAACCACTAAGTTAGCTTCAAAGCCGGTAACCGCCATTTGCTGGGTCATAGTATCCTTAGCTGCTAAATAAGTAACAACTGGATTAGCGCTCAACGTACCATCTCTGTCGGCACCAGTTCCGGTCGTGTGACTAGATAACGTAGTCGCCGTCATTACTTTCATACCAGCGAAATTTTCTGTGATAGTAGCTTTCTGATTCGCTGTCATAGCTCCAGTCTCACCACCTAGAGAGCGCTGGTCAGATGCTAATTTACGCTGCGTGAATGGATTAACGACACAACACCAGACATTATCCATTGGAACCCCAGATGCTTGCATAACTGCACCAGCTTCAGCAACCTCATCCCAATTTGTGACACCAGTCCCCACGGTCCCAGCCAATAGAGCGGTATTCCTCTTCACAAAATCGGCAAAGTCTAGCTCTAGATCGGTTTTTATTCGAGTCGCCATGGGGGCTAATAACTCGTCTATCTGATCCATCTTGATGGCTTCATCGGCTTCATCATAATCAACAAATGCCGTGAAATAATTCTGAACTACCCCTGATGCTTTACCTGTGATGATATCAGAAGGAGTATCCCCTGAAACATCACCTTTGGGCGTCCTAACCGTTACATAGTCTGTGGGTCTCTTAAAATCAACAGTATCTCCAGTTGACGGGTTAAACTTACCGGACAATAGTTGAGTGTTAACGTTCTTACTAATCACCCTATCATTGTCAAACTTCTCTAAAAAAACTCGCGCTAGAGGGCGCGTAATATTACTCTCGAAATCATTAGCCATCTGACTAACTCCTATTCAAATGTGGCACCTTTTGGCCCCCGCTGCTTCACGGGTGCTCCCATGCCTTCGACACGGGTAGCAGGCTTCGGCGCGTTGCTGGTTTTTGGTTTGAGAGAAGCGGCTTTTTGCTTAATTCCAGCAAGCATAACTCCAGCTTTAATTGGGTCAGCATTGACAATATCGTATAAATCTACCGGATTAGCGGCTAGATATTGCGTCATTAGCGGGCCGTCCGAGTCTTCAAGCAAATGCGTTGCGAGCTGCGGACTTACGCCGTAATCGACAATCGCATTTTGCGCTTTATCTAAAGCTTCTTGTGACACGCCTAGTTTTTTGCTGTTCTCTAAAAACTGAGACTGCAATGCTTGCGAACGCTCAAGCTCTTTTCTCTCTCTATCTCTTTGTGCTAAGGCATCGGCTTCTCTGCGTTGTGCAGCGTGTGCTGATGCTTGAGCTTTACGTTCGATAGCTTCTTCACGCTTACGCAATTTCTCCTCGTAATCATCATCCCAAGAATCAGGACGAGGCGGGATTGTTACGTCATCGACAACAGTATTTTTGCTTTCTAGCTCTTTTAGACGCTGCTCTAGCTCTTCAGCTTTACGCTTCGCTTTTCGTGCTTCGAAAGCCTTTTCCGCTGTTCGTTTGCGCTCTTCTGCTATACGATCCTCTTCCGTAGGCTGCGGTTGAGCCGCTTCACCCGCTTGTTCCTGTTCGACTTGTTCGCTTTCAGCTTGTTGTTCTACTACTTCAGCATCTTGCGCAACATCGTTTTCTAGCTCTGTCATAGCTGTATTCTCCAGCATCACTTAATTAGTCAGTGTGGGACATCGAGATATTGGTCTCGTACCGTGGTTAAAATATATCATATATGAATACTATTGTGACGGTTTAACCGTTAGGGAATATCTATGCGATGAATTAGTACTATTGTGGTAGTATTTTATGTGGATTAGTCCTAAGCTTGGGGAAAGAAAATGGTCAAACAAGAAAGTAACATGAAAGATAGTGATGATAATGAAGTGCTATTCGAGAGCCACGAGCTTTGCTACAAAATGTATGTGAATTCATCGGATTCCATATTTTGGTTTATTAATCTATTAGCTACGTCAAAGCTGAACGGTAGCACAAGTATTTGTCGCATTCCAACTTTCTGCCCAGGGTTCTACCACTGGGATCCAATAGTAGAACCCTACGTTATTGAACGATATAAATTCTTCCTGAGCGGGCGCGGAGAAAAACCATCACCAGTTTGGCTTACCGAATCCGGCGGTGAACATGCGATGGATATATTTAATATAATTAAAGACTATTGCGATGAGCAACAAGATAAAGGAGAAGATGAAAGTGGAAAGTGATGATTATAAATTAGCGTTATTAAAGAAAAAAGAGAGGGAAATAGAGAATCTTAAAGAAGCAAACCGATTGTTAAAAAAAAGACTGATATTAAAGCTCAAGGAATACAACATTGATGTTAGCAATCTTGAGAATAATGGAGAAGACAACAAATGAACAACACTATATTTTACGCATTGGGAAAGCGCCCACAACCGTTAAACAAAAAAGGAATAGAGCGAGAATTTGCCGATTTTGTAAAGAGAAATATGGAGGAGAACGTGGATAGACGAAAATTAGGCGGTGGTGTACTTTCAGATGCAGATATTGCTTTGTTGCAAAAAAAGGCGTTATCTAGACAAGCAGGTCATCTTAACTTCTAGATCAATAGAGCGATCTGAACGCTTAAACTGCAAGATACACTCACCATCTTTCGCGAGAGTGTCTTTTATTTCTAGTCGCTTGTCGTTCAAGTCTTTAGATGTGTATGTTTTCATGCTGATCTCTTTTGGACGCCAAGATAATCCCTTATAGACTCCCAGATTTGACACTCTTCATCGCCTGCCTCATCATCTACGATCACCCAGACATCATTCATTTCAACCCCAGCTTGGGTGTGTATCTGTTTGTATTTATCGATCAATTCTTTATCGTCAAATTGACCGCTTTGAAGAAATACGCTGCTGTACCGTTTTTCACCTAGGAACTTTCCGTCTATTCTTATAGAAGATCTTTCACTTGTCTTTGATATTCTGTAGCTTGCTTTGTCGTTACCGAATATTAAGTCGGTCTTTAACAATCTTAGAAGATGTTTCATGTGCTTATCTTTTCCTGCTGCTCAACAACCATATCGGCCTGCTGCTTATAAGCTTCGGTATTCGATGGCCCAACGATAGCATCAACACCCATCGCATCACGTAGCTTGTTTAATGTATCAGCTTGCATGTTAAGCACTTCGTAAACCTGAGCTTGTCCCTGCAATGTAGCTTCAAGCGCTTTCTGCTGCTGCTCTGATTGCTGTGCTTGCTGCTTCATGAATAGCATAAGCTCTTCCATTTGCAGCTTCTCTGCCTGGTTCTGTGCTGCTAATAAGTCTTTCTGTTCCTTTATGCGCAACTCTTCTTGCTTGAGAACTGCTCTAGCTTGTACGTCTGCTGTCTCTGCTTGTACGCGCGAAAGCTCAGCTTCTGCAATCTTATCCTCAGGCGTCGGCTCTGGCGGTTGTTGTTGAGCAAGCGCTTGTGCTTCTTGAATCTCTTCTCTCTCTTCATCGGTTAACTGATTCTCTGGAATCATGCCATTTTTAAGCATTTGTCTACGTATACGCTCGGCAACAACATCTACACCAGGCGCTGAAATATTCTTGAGCACGATATCAGCAGACATTTCACCAACACCTGGAACATTCTGCGCCAACGCTTGTATAGCTTGTACTGATTCGTCTTGTCGATTCTTGAAAGCTTCACCCGCTTTACACGTTACATCATATATACCTTGAGACAAGTCGTTCAACACCACTTCTTGCTTGGTATCGAAATCATACACAGTCTTATTAATGTCTATCATTTCATAAGAACCATCCTCATTGATAATACGCTTTTGTGCTGTGTAATCCAACAAATTTGGCATTGACTGTACTAGTAGTTTTCCAGTTGCGTTGATAGCTATTTCAAGCGGGGTGAAATACTTAATCGTTCCTGTGTCTGCCCGTGCGTTAAGCGCATTGATAGCGACACCTGATAATTGTTGATCAATATCACCATTTTGCAGTGGAGCACGTACCGAAGTAGCTTGTATATCTTCGATGCAGTTTTGTACTAATTGCTGTATGCCAGGGCTGACCGTAGGCCCTCCAGTCCGGACTGGAGGGCCAGGAACAGCGGGATCATTATCATATAGATAGAGTCTTTGCGCACTAACAGACATTCTTAACGCTGCGTCAAGCTTTGCTCCTTTTAGCTGCTCGTTAGTAGCCCAAAAGATATCAGGCGGTGATAGAGCTACGTCTCCAGTTTCCCTAGACCTACCATAGTTATAAACTCTCTGAGGGTCCATTAACTTCTCTATAGCGCCGTGATAAATAATCTTACCTTCACGGACTTTAAAGTTAGCGTAAACCGGGATGACCGGCAGCCCTCTAAATACCGTCTCTTCTTCTGAGTCTCCTAGAAATCCGCCGCCGTCGAACATACGACTATATACTTTAAAGCTTTCCTTCTTTCGCTCTTGTTTAACCGTAATCCCTTGTTCAGCTAGCTCATCGACTACTTGTTCAAACTTCTCATCACGCTCATATACTGAGCCATCAGTCATTTGTACTAACTGCTTAATATACGGTTTCTTATAGATAAAACGGCCAACAGTTACATATTCGGGTTTATGCTCGTAATAATCCCAACTTCGATCATCATCAACAGATTGCCTAGAGCCATTGGGGAATCTAGACTCATACTCATCCGTCGTTATCTTATCGAGTATGAACACAAATCGAGCGTCACTCATGTCCTGCTGCAATGCGCCCTGATCAAACCACACTCTATTTTCGTAATCAGTAATCCACTTGATGATGAAGTCTTGTTCAAACGAATCACCATCAACATAATCTACGACAACCTCCCAGCCAGCTAAACCTGCTGCTACGCACTCCCTTCCCGCTGAGGCGTATACATATTCAGCGTTACTTATATTCTCGATATTGCGTATCAATCCTTCATAAGTTCGTGCTATTTCTTTCGTCGCATCCCCACCAGCGGGCTTAACTTGTATGCCGAAATCCGCACCATCAATTTCACCGGCTATGCCGTCCACAACTGGCGTGCATTTATCAAATGTATAACGCGGCCTTCCCTCCATCCTTCTGATGATTTCTGGCTCCCACTGCCCATCTTTCTGATCGATAAACGCATGAGCCTCGCGCACTTTCTGACGCTGATCGCTCTCATTATCTTGAGCTTTTTGTAGCTGATCTTTAACTTGAAATATATCGCTATAATCAATCATGTTGTTACCACAATGACTTGTAGTTTAATTCGTAATCGTCTTTATCTAAGCTGACCGGCTCAGCATGCGTAATTGCTAAAGCATCACCCTCATCTGGCGAGAAACCGTACAGCTCTTTTATCTTCTCTTTTCTGTGCAAACAAATTCTATCGTGACTGTCTCTACTATACGGAGAAGCGGATAAATCAGCGTGCAGCGTGTCGGAGTCTGGTATTTCGACATCCAAGTTTTCATCAGATAACCAAGCATTAAGCTCTCCCCACATTTCTGCGCGTTTATTCTTATATTTTTCATCATTAAGCGGACTTGAACCGAACGCTATAGCCTTTACTCTGTCTTCATATCCTAGCTCATGCAGTCTATCTACTATCTCAGAGCCACCGCCAGCATCGATGAACATCATATCCGGCTTTTTCTTAGCGACCGGACATACTTCATCTAATACAGCTTTACATTTAGAAACCGCTTTACCCAACTTATCAACATCTGCACCAACCCAACTTCTAAGATCATACGCTTTTCGCCCACATCGCTTAATCATACTGAATCTATCACCGCCTCGCGATGGATCGACTCCGACTATCAACGGGCCTGACGTGCTGACTTTCTTATGCCTAGCTTTAAGTATAACCTCAGGCTTTATGAGTCCATCCTCACCAGTAACTTGGAAAGCTTCAACAGGATTACACGGGTATTCTTGCTTAAACGCTTTTTCCCCATCCATCCCACCCGAAGCCAACTCGACAATCTTCTTCCTGCGCCAATATATTTGCTGATATGTTAAGTTGTATTGGCTTCTTAGTTCTTCTTCGTCTTTGCTTATAACAAAATCGTCAGGTATCTTTCTAGCGTATTCGTCTTGCCAAAACCATGGAACGAAAATAGGTATGAAATCACTCTCTCCATGCTCTGCTGCTTTCCACTGCTCGTGAAAGAAGTTACCTATTCCATTAGCTGTTGATTCGTAGATTATCTCCGTGCCTGGGGAATTTGGGACAGTTTGCAGTATTCCTTTTGCATGCTCTGCCGCGTTGGGCCAAAACGCTACCTCTGAACCATGGAAAAATTGGTTCGTCTGTGATCGACCGACCGACTTGTTGCCCGCTGTACCTATTTTATAACCGCTGTCTAGCTGATCAAATACAAGCTCTTTTGAGTTACTAGCAGAGATTGATGGCTTAACAGGCTCTGGCAAATTATCATAATAACGCTTTGCCATTTCGAACAGATTTTGAGACGCTGTATCTTCGTGCGTTAATATAAAAGCTCTAACACCGACGTTGTGCGACACTTTCCAGATGAAGCGAGCTTCGACATAAGTCGAGCATCCCTGTTGACGTCCCTTCAGTATTATCGCTCTAACATAACCTTGGCTTTTATATTGCTCTTCTAACCTGTCGTGTATGTATTTTTGCGCTTGATTAAACTGTAGGTTTTGCTGCTTTTCTTTGCCGCGAATGACTAAGCATTTCTTAGCATAGAACTCCATGTCATTTTTTAATTTAAGTCTTAGTGCTGACTCATTCATCATCTGATGCTAAAATCTTTAACCAATCTTCGTGTGGCTTGTGCAATATATCCGCTTGCATCTCAACCGCTTTAAGGTCAGGTAAGTACTTAGCTAGCAGCTTTAGCTTTGTATCTATTACAATTTTATACCTATTGACCATTTCCTGTTCTATCTTTAAATCTTCGTCGCCGATTTTTCCAACAATATCATTAATATGTTGCAAATGACCCTGGCTACTTAGCAACTCCCTCAGTGTCTCTTGTCTTGCTGCTCTTATTTTAGTGTTTCTTGTACCTGGCATTACTTGCCTCTACCTTTTTTCTTCTTCTTTTTATATCCAGTACTGCACGGCATGATAGTTTCTCCTATCTGTTAATACCAATGGTTACGTTAACGTCTGTTGCGCCAACGGCTGTGATCACAACATCCACATTTGCTTCGATGTCACGTGAGTATGGTAAAGATGTCACTGACCCCTCTTCGAATGTTCTTGTTGTTCCTTCGTCGTCGACGTAACCCACATCTAATGATGTTCCAACACTGGCCCCATCGATCAAGATGTTTCTTAGTCTTGCATTGGCTCTTAGATCTCCCCAATTTGGGGTATCTTTATTATACTCCCCTGGTGTATTAATGCTTGGCATATTTTTAACCCCTAACTGTCTTTCTGATTGTTGTTCTCATTGTCATTCTTATTGTTTTACGTGTCGAATCGTCTGGCGGTGCTGAAGCATTTTTAATAACGGCAAATGTAGTGTCACCATCTTCGTCAACATTTGCAGATACCTCTATAGATCTTAACAAGACCCCGACTAGGTCATCACCTTCCTCATTGACATTGGCAGACAACTGAGAAGGCGAGCTTATTATTGCTGATTGCACATCTCCGGCTTCATTAACGAGCGCATTCAGAAAGGATATGTTACCGATAGCAGCTAGAGTGGCATCCCCTTCCTCCATAATATTAGCATCTAATACTACAGTAGTTTCTAGAGACGCGGACAACAAATCCCCTTCTTCTGTTTGATTTGCTGACAAAATAGAGGCGTTACCAATGACGGCAAACGTGGTGTCGCCTTCCTCGTTGACATTTGCTGCTATCTTGACTGGAGTAATGATTGTAGCAAGTACTGCATCACCCTCCTCGTTGATACTAGCAGAGACCGAAGCAGGAACGGATATAGTTGAATTAGTTAGATCACCCTCTTCAATGATGTTAGCGGTAAGCACAGATGGCACTTGTATGCTTGCGACTAGGCCATCACCTTCTTCCACCAAGTTTGCGGATATAACAGCACCAGAGTCTACGACGGGAGGTTCTGTACTGTATGGGTGAGTTGCCGGTAACTTACCTTGAGCTCCCCATTTCCACGCTAGATACCCAGTGAGTTGATCTAACAAATCCTGAGAAACGAGGGAGTTTATTAATATAATTTCCCCTAGAGATCCGTTGTGTAAAACACCGGCCGTACTTGTTGCGCACAGGTCAGTGTAGGAAAGAGTAGGGGCTGCCGCTGCGACATTAGACCCTGTGGCACCGTCGATATCAACTCTTATATTTGATGCGTCTCTAACAGTAGCAGCGACAATATCTCCTGTTAACGTATTCGAGCCGTGCGACTCGAACCCTGACTCCGTTTTGGTATAAATAACATTATCCGTTTCCCACCATAATGAGTACCTAGCATCACCGACTGCTTCGTTACCCATCATTATCGATCTAATGCCCGTCGTTGCACGGTTAAATATGCTTATGACGGTCATATCATTAGTAAGAGTAATACTTGAAGTAAGATTAAAATAATCATTACTACCGTCAAAATCTAACGCGTTCCTAGACTGTATCGTCACTGAGTTGGTGAGTGGCTGACTAGATCCTGTCGTTTGAGTTGCATCGTTATTATTACCTGACTTATCATCCCACTGACTGACAAGACCTCCGGATTCTGTGATGGTTGCTGCATCATCTGCGTCAAACCACAAATCGGTGGTAGCTTCAGATGGGGTCCACGCATTATTAATAGGGGGGTATGCTTTATATCGATGATCTGCTGACAATGATGACTGAGTGCCCCATTTCCATGCTAGATAACCCTCTACCATTTGCCTATCTGCATCCGACAGAACACTGTCGAATATCATGATCTCTGACATGTTACCGATAAACGGTAGCGTCCCACCACTGTTGAACCCGATATGTAACTCTAACGTTGAATTCGCAGTTGAAACAGAAAAAGCATAATTACCGTTGACACTATCTGTGCCATTCGTATATCCAGCGTAATCGGGATTACGGGCGGTAGAGTTTTCAAAAGACAATATGATAGGTGATTGTGCGGGGAAAAGCCCATTAGCAGTTTCGTCGACGACTGGGGACTGTCCTGAGACACCTTTGGTTATGATTACTACGTATGCATCATTATCAGATTGCGACGCCCTATCATCGTAGCCTATTAGGAAACCTACATTAACACTAGAGCCATTATTATTATGTACCAAGTATGAAAAATTATTTAGATTAGCTACCGTAACTTCACATACCGCAAATATTGTTCCTCCGGTGCCATCATGAAGGTATTTAAATGCTGACTTAGACCCACTATCAAGCTTCAAGAGATCCGAATTAAACGCAATGGTGTTGAGTCCGTTCATCGTGTTTGATCCGGTTCCTGGCTGCAAAGATCCTACGGACTGAGAAACGTGGTTATTATTGCCGCTTTTATCATCCCATTGGCTGACAGCACCAGCAGACTCAGTAATAGTTGCTTCATCATCAGCATCCAGCCACAGGTCAGTTGATATTTGCGATGGCGTCCACAGGTCTATAGTAGGAGCTGATGCTTTGTATGGATGACCGCCAGGGAGATTAGCCTCTAGGCCCCATTTGTGAGCAAGATACCCCTCTACCTTTTGTCTAGAAGACTGTAGCATAACCCCATCAACGATTAGGGTTTCCCCAACATCTACACTAGAAGCAACCCCAAAAGATAGCATCCTTCCAATTGAAAAAGATGTGTTAATTGTTGCTATACCAGCTGTTGCATTGTTGACAACTTGGGTGCCATTTCTCCACACATTAAAGACACTGCCAGACCTTTCTATGGCTAATAGATCCTCATCAGCAACCGAAATATTAGCTATATTTGTGTAAGATCCGCCATATATCCTAACTATTGAGCTGTCTATTTGTAGATAAAACCTTGGCGCGGCGGTTGCGTTATCAGTTGTTATAATGGATGCATTAGTGACAGCAACTGAATTATATCTTACTAAAACGAAAACAGTTGAGTCTGTTGCAGGAACCACAGGAGAAAGTCTGATTAGGTTGTCGTTAACTCCATCAAAACTTAATGCATTAACCCCGCCTATTGTCACCGAATCAGTTATCGGTTGATTTGCGGATGTTCCTTGGGATAAATCATTACCATTGCCGGACTTATCTTCCCATAAGCTGACCGATCCCGAGACCTCAGTGATCGTGCTACTATCATCAGCATCAAGCCACAAATCAGTAGTTATATACTTAGGAGACCAGACGGCCATCAATTACTCTCTAAATCTACGTCAGGGACCCAGGCATCACTATACTCAGCCGTTTTGCAGCTTACGCCTTTTTTCCAATCTTCAACGTCAGGTATTTCGGCAAAATACATCGCTGGATCATCGACACATTGCTTCGCCACGTCCCATCGTCGAGTATATCCGCCTAGGCGATTTATCTTGCCTCTCTTGTAACCAAGCAAAGGGATATCTTTGAGCTCATCATCGGTAGCCGAGTCTGCGACAATCTCTTCATCGCTGTCTTTAGGTCGGATAAAGAGCTTGCCGCCGTAGATCTTTGCTCGCTCTCGTAGCATATTAGCGAATATTTTCTTGCAAGCTCTCTTAACTTTATTTTCGCTGTCGTGATAACAAAGCCTAGCCATTACACACCATCATCATAGGCAGCTGTATTAACCCAGCTGGTCACTTGCACTGTTTGGCCAGCAGTAATAGATGCATTGTCGATAGTCACACCGTCACCACCATTGATCAACCCAGACTCTAAAAACACTGAGCCAGACGTGTTAAGCTGATAATGCCCTGCTGTACCTGTAGCATCAGCCGAACTATCTTCTGTAATTGCGTTAGCAGTTAGGACACCATTACTTGCAACTCCCCACGCAGATGCATTACCTGTTGCCTCTGCTAGCAGAGTTCCCTGACCTCCAGTACCAGCATTAACTCCCGACCTAACTTGGACTTCTGCCGATGTACCACGCTCTGTATTAAGAGAAGTCATAAGCGCATTTCTTAATGCGTCCGTACGTCTAATAGTCATATTATGCTCCCATTTTCGCTAGTTTTTCGTTTAGCTCTGATTTCAAGCGGTCAATTTCTCGAATTTTAGCTACTTGCGGCTTCCGCTCCTCTATATCTTCTAGAGAATACTTATCTCTAACGGTGTACATCCACTCATAGCACTTTTTTACTTTTTCAGTGTCAAATTGATCGCCACTCTCTGATTTAATGCCCGTATCGTAAGATTCCAACGGTTGCGCAAGATTCTTGCCGTCATAATCTGGATTTTCTTTTGAATAAACTTTCACTACCCATGTTCCAGATGTGCGATCAATAAATGGAACGGCTTTAGACAGCCTGTAATCCCAGACTTCTTTTATGTCGATACCTTCGAATTTTTTAGTCACTATGACCCCCTAAATAACAGTTTTTGTAACAGTTTTACGTATTGTCTTGCGTAGTGTGCCTATTATATCTCCTGCAGCAGACTCCGGCGGAGAGTCTTTATACGGGTGGCCTGGGGGTAATCTTGATTCTAGACCCCATTTCCAAGCCATATAACCTACAACTATATCTATATCATCCTGTACGATAGCACCGTTTATTATAAGTGCTTCGCCTATTGCTCCCTGATGATAAAACAACGATGTTAACGTCCTACCAATCACACTAAAAGTGGAGCTGGGGGTTTCACCTGTATTTATAGTAATTCCATTTGAACCAAAGAAATCAACCCTTGCAGATGTACCCCTGATCACTGTAGCGGTCAAAAAACTACCGAATTCTATGTTAAAATCATGAAAATCTATAGCACTGTCTGTTTTAGTGTAATAGTTGTCGTCTGAATCCCATAACAGTGACGTCCTATAATCGCCAAAAATCTCACCGAATATTTGTGACACTATAAGATCGCTAGGCCTGCTGAAGACATTAACAATAGTCATATCATTAACTAGACTGTAAACACTGCTTAGTGTCAAATAGTCATTTACGCCGTCGAATTCTATTGTATTTAAGCCGCCTATAGTTACAGTATTTGTGGCGGGCTTGTTTGCCTCCGTTGTTTGATTAGCATGCTTATTGTTTCCGCTCTTGTCGAGCCAGCTGCTAACGGCACCCGAGCTTTGAATTATCGTACCGGAATCAGCTGCGTCGTACCAAATTTCTGTATTTATCTCCTCCGGTGTCCAAAGCGCCACTGCTCTACCTTAAGTCATTCTTCGCATGATCTGATTATATCATATTCAGAAATAGGTGTCTTATAGTAAAGTCAAACTGTATTTCTCTATATTAACTTACTGGTATGACAACTAAATACTATCATTTAACTTAAATACTAATTTAGTATTGACATACTATTAGCATAAGCTATAATACACTTACTAACTTAAACAACTGGAGAAAAGAAAATGGCTATAATTTTACTATCTATAATTATGATTATATTTGGCGCTATTATTGCTGTACACCACAAATTTAATGATCATATACAAGTTTTAGGTGGCTTTCTTAGTATAGCCGCAACTATTTCTCTTATTTTTACATGCATTTTTTTTATAGGCTCAGTAAACCACGCAGGACTTGTCAATAAGAAATGCGGAACAAGTTACACGGGTTCAGATTTTTTTTACTCATCTGGATTAATCGATGAATTCTTGAAAAAAGAATGCACTAACTTAAACAAATGAGGAAACGAAAATGGCGATAAAAGATAATCTATTTAAAACCTACATCGGTAAAAAAGTTGTGATCCGGTTAACAGTACTCGAAGATGCTATCCAGGCTTTCAACGACATGGAGATATGAGCATGAACAAAATAGAAAACTGGACATGGCAACTACCCTCCTCCGAGGGAAAATACTTAATGTGCTACGGCGATGTAGAAACATTCGATAACTTAAGCTTTATCGAAGTAGAAGAAATAGCAGGTGCTATGTGCATTAGACACAAAAACGGGTTTTTACTTAGCGACAAAGATCCAGTTCCAATTTCAATGTATGATCGCAAACCGTACAAGTTTGCTAAGCTTAATTTTTGAGGTGATCAAACAATGGGTAGTTATATCAACATCAGTCTAGAAATAAATAAAAATGAGATATGGGGCGAGAAAAAATGGAAATAAACAAAACCAAAGCAAAGCTGCCGACAGTAAAATCTAATGATCAATTACAAAGCTTAGACACTTTCGCAGCAGCGGCAGGAGAAATATCAAAGCATCAAGATGTAACGCCAAAACGCGACAATCGCAGCGATGATGTGAAAAACAAGATTAAAAAAGTATCTATTGTAAGTATGCAATCAATATCTAGTATATCGATGCCGAGCGGGATTGACGACAGCGACGAAAGCAACGGTAACGAGATTAGAACAGATGGACGTTTTAATATTGATCAGAAGAATACAGAGAAGAATCCACCGAAAATCCCGAGGAGATGATGGATTGGTAAATTTATCATAGTTCATTAAGTACATCAAACATACTGAGGAGAAACGGCAATGACTACAGATAAGATTATATTTGAGCTTCGATGCTATAAAAAAACCATGGGCTTAGATCGTGCTGTTGCGCGCGTTAAACGCATACATCACTACAGCATGAATAACGAAGTTGATAAGGCTTCACTGATTATCATTAAGCGAGGATTTTAGCTAAAAAAATAGCCCGTACTACTGAGGAATAGCCGGGCTACTAAGGCAAGCTGAAATCAAGGCGGAAACGGTCACCTGATTCAACAAAGCAATTATACACGATTACACACGATATGGGTAATTCATGAAAGAAGTTAACAAGCACATAAAAATCGACAAGAGCACATATCTACACATTGACGATATTCGATGCATTCAAAAATCCTACGGAACAATAAGAATAGAAACCGGCAAAGATTTATATATTGTAGATGAAGAACAAGAAGAAGCATTTATTAACCAGCTGGGCTTAAAATTCGAGGATTGACAGCAATGAAATTATTTTTATTAACACAAACTGTTAACGATGAATACGATACTTTTGACGCTATCGTAGTATCAGCAGAATCTGAAGAAGATGCTAAAACGATACCTCCAGGATTCAATACTGGGTACGGGAGGACAAGTCATTGGGATAAAAGCATGTGGGTACCTTATGAATCACGAGATGAAGACATTACAGCAGAATATATAGGTGAGACACATAAGCCACGTGGAGTCATACTTAATTCTTTTAACGCAGGGTAGTGAACAATGAATAACGCAGATATAGACGAAATTATCAACAACGCAGGCTATGGAATAAAAAAAGCTCAAGACAAAAAAGAGCTATTTTTGCAACGGAATCTCGTAGAATATGCTTATAAGATTGGTTTCAACAGCGGAGTAAAAGCTACTAAAAAGTTCCAAGGATTCGTAGACGGGTGGGCAAATGATAAAAGTATCTAAAGAAATGATGCTAGCTTTCAAAGAAGCGGCAAGAGAAGTAAATGCTTTATCAGAAAAAATTGATGACGAAGATATAACTTATTTGTTCACAAGCATGTACGAAGCGGCAGACATGGACATCAAGCCCGAAGTTCTTAAAAAACAACTTGAAAGTTATTTAGAACTAGCTGACAAAAATACAAAACGTAAGGATCAACTAATCTCTGATTTGATGGATTGCATTATGTTAAGAAATTATTCAGATAATAGAACAATAGACGAAAGAGTTAGTGACTTTAGAGATATCTGTTACGACAATGATTGGTGCATAAGATGCTCATGCTATCACGCGGACGGATTTTGTGATTATGAAGAATATTGATTATATTGTATCTACAAAACATCTAAATAATTAGCTATAATTGTAATACGCTTAGCGTCGGTGACTGATCTCATCGCAAACAATAGAAAACGGTATGAATAGTATCCTTTGCTGTGATTCTGTCTGTGCCGTCCTTGACCGTCTAGGTTTCCGTTTTCCGGCTTGATCAGACGGGCAGAATCACAACAAAGGGTATTATATGCACTATTATTCTTTTAATATTTCTGATTTTTCTCTATCAACGAATCATCTAACGCTAGAAGAAGAAGCCGTATATAGACGACTTCTTGATTATTATTATTCCAAAGAAAAGCCCATTCCAGCAGAAACCCAGCCGGTTATTCGTCGGTTAAGGCTAGGTTCACATTCGGATACCGTAGCTTCTATTTTGAACGAATTTTTCGAACTTGACGATGATGGTTGGCACAATTCCCGAGCAGATATTGAGATTGCTGCATACCATGACAAAGCAGAAGTAGCGCGCAAAAATGGCAAGCTCGGCGGTAGACCCCCCAAGAATAAAGGGCTAAAAACCCAGTCGGTTATTTTAGCTAACCCAGCAGAAACCGGATCGAAAGCTAACCAAGAACTAATAACTAATAACCAAGAACTAATAACTAATAAACATATACCCACTGCTCCGCACTGGATGAACGCATACGTTGAAACCTTCTGGTCATCTTACCCTAAAAAAACGGACAAAAAGAAATCAATTGATCGACTTAAGAAGATGATCAAAAATAAACCTGACGAAGAATTCTTCTACAGCATACTTCACAAAGTTAACGCCAAAGCTTTAGTCACTGATAAACAATTTTGGCCAAGCCCTGATCGCTATCTGCGAGACGAGCTCTGGAATGATGAAATAATCGAGTACTCAGACAATGAAAAAAATAGATCTCAGCAACATCGAAAAGAATCTGCTCTCGAAAGAGCCGACAGGCTGCAACGAGAAATGGACACCGGAACCGGAGCGTTTGCAAACCATGGTCGAGTTCTGGAAGTGGATGACACAATTGTATCAACACAAGTTCCTGAAAGTTTTTGGTAATCACATCGACGAGAATGGCTACACTAAAACGTTTCTTGAGCGTTGCTATCAGCTACGTGACATAGACCAAGCTGGCTGGTCAAGAGTACGCGAACGTATTCAATCAGACATTAGACAAAACGCTCTAAAACACAAAGAGTCATGGCCACCAAACTATTTAGAGATTCTTGCTTATGCTGAAGAGCCAGAGACAGATGAATGGGTGAATGAGCGGATGTATAAAATATTCGATAACGCAACGGCTATCGAAGACAAGACAGCACGTGAAAAACGCATGCAACTTGGCAGAGAGCAAACAGCTAAGCTATTCACGATTCTCGGTGAGCCTGAATCGCTTGCAGAACGATTGACAGATACTAGTTGGGCTGAATATTAAATTAATTACAGTTTAGTATTGACTATAATAGATTAGTTAGATACTATACTGATACTACATAAATAACCGAGGAAACGAAAATGAACGATGAAAAATATTCTAGTCGAGTTGAAATAGAGAAAAAAGAAAAATGGCTTGATTGGGTAGACGAAATACCTTACTTGAATTTTGATCCTAATTGGGATGTATCAATTATTCCACCATTTATGTATGCGATGGTTAGATTTAAGGTTAAGTCTGGCGAGGGATTTGTTAGTGTTTATTTGGATTGCCACAACAGCTTAGGATATTTCGATGGGCCGTATTGGGAAATTTACCCTTTTCATGATGACGTTTACAGAGTCCAGATAAACGATACAGAAAAATTAATGGCTGTTATATCAGAATCTCTTAACTATCAAAACAACTCGAAAGAAACCGAGAAAACATTATGAACATAGCAATCATGGCGGCTGCAAAGCCTGGCACTCAATATCATTCTAGTTCAGGGCCTAGGTACGGTTCTCGGTACGGGTCTCGTTCTGGGCGCTCGCTTGGGTCTCACTCTAAGTCTTATTCTAAGTCTTGGTATTGTTCAGCGTCTGGACCTAAAGCAGGCAATTAAAAGTTAACTTAACTAAAGAGGAAAAAACTATGGACATAGATGATTTAACATACGGTCAAATCAAACAATTAAGCAATCTTTTCAGCAATAATAACATTAGCAATAATCATGGCTTAAACTTCCATGTAGGTAAGAAAGTTATCATTAGGACTTTATCCGCTGGAGTTTGGTTCGGTAAGATCGAACAAAAATGTGGAGAAGAGGTTATTGTAAAAAACGCGCGTAGAATGTACTCATGGAAAGCTAAAAAATCAATCTCACTAAGCGGTGTAGCAAAATACGGAATTGATCAAAAAAATAGCCGCATAGCTCCTGCTGTCGATAACGAATGGCTTGTTGCTATTGAATTGATCGGATTAACTGATGCAGCAATAGAGTCAATAGAAACAGCGGCTGAAGCTGAGGCCTCGTAATGTCTTATTTAGATAAACCAGAAGAAAATGGCGATGGCGATGGCTCTGGCTCTGGCTATGGCTCTGGCTCTGGCTATGGCTCTGGCTCTGGCTATGGCGATGGCTATGGCTCTGGCTCTGGCTATGGCTCTGGCTCTGGCTATGGCTCTGGCGATGGCGATGGCTATGGCTCTGGCTCTGGCTCTGGCTATGGCTCTGGCTCTGGCTATGGCTAATCAATAATCCGGCAATTAAAATTTAACTTAAACAAAGAGGAAAAAACTATGAGTACATTTGAATCACCCTACCGCGTTGGTAAAAAATACGTATTTCGCACAGTAACGCAATGTGTAATTGGAGAAATCACAGCGATTGTAGGCACCTTTGCTGTGTTGAAACATGCTTCTTGGATTGCTGACACTGGCAGATATCACAACTTCTTTAAAAGCGGTGCTACTGCTCAAGACCTTACTGAGATAGAGCCGTATCCAGATTGTGAAGATGAAGAGTTTGGCGTTTATAGTTGCACAGTTAATCTTGCGTCTCTTACAGATGCTGGACCTTGGCAACATGATTTGCCGCGAAATCAGAAATGAACGTGGTGATGATGGGGGCTGCAAAGCCTGGGGGTAGGTCTTTGTCTAGGTGCAGGTCAGGGTCTAGGTGGTATTCTTGGGCTAGGTCTATTTCTCGGGCTAGGCATGAGTCTAGATTTTGGGCTAAATCTAGTTCGTGGGCTAGGTCCTTGTCTAGGTCTTGTTCTAGATCTAGGTCTTGGTCTAGGTATAAGTATTCTGTTAGATATTGGTCTGTTTACTTTTCTTGCCATAGGCCTGGTTATAGGTCTAGGAGTACATCATGCACGTAGCAATGATGGCAGTTAAAAAGCCTGGCTCTAAATATGGCTCTATTTATATATCTATGTCTAGGTATAGTTATATTTGGTCTTATGTCGGGTCTAGATATAAGTCTAGGTCTAAGTTTAAATGTTTTTTTAGATATGGCTCTTGGTTTTGGTCTAAGTCTGGACCTAAAGCCGCAAATTAAAATTTAACTTAAAAGAGGAAAAACATGAGAGGCATTAACAAAGCAATTTTGGTTGGATCACTCGGAGCTGATCCAGAGTGTCGAGCAACAAGCACAGGTGAAACAGTCGCTACAATCAGTCTAGCAACTAACGAAGAATGGAAAGACAAGCAAGGACTCAAGCAATCTAAAACGGAATGGCATCGCGTTGTTTTTTTCGGGAAGCTTGCGGAGATCGTTCGTGACTACTTGAAAAAAGGTTCTTCATGTTATGTCGAGGGCAAGATACAAACACGAAAGTGGCAAGCTGACGACGGCACGGACAGATACACGACAGAAATCGTTGGTCGTGAAATGCAGATGCTAGGCGGATCTAGCAAAGATGATAATAGTAAAAGTCATGACTCATCAACTCATAATCGTGATGTTAGCAAGCAAACGACAGACGAGTGGTTAGCTGACTATAACGCGCCGTTTTAGATGCGTTCACGGCGAGGAAAGGTAAACATTATGAAAATGGCAGAATCTTTTATACTAGCGTCTTTTATATCGATACTAGTAATCTTAGTTGACAATCATTTCGACATGAAAGAATGCGAAAGAACCGGAGGCGAAATGGTTAACGCAATATGCATCGTTAAAGTGACATCAAACAAATCAACTTACAGTACTGCGCGATATGAAAATAATTATACAAAAAACTGAAAATAACAATTTTACTACGCTTGATACAGAAGCTTACGAAAAGCTGCCAAGTCCTTTTTTGGTTGATGTTGAACTCGATAAGCGCACGAATGAAGAGAACGCGCGATTACATATTTGGCTGCGTCAGTGTGCAAAAGCGCTTAACGAGCAGAATAAATTTTATAGATACATACATCCGATTACTGGACTTGAAGTTGAAAAAGACTGGGACGAGCGAATATTTAAAGAAATTGTATATCGTCCTACAATGAACAACATGTGCGGTACACACACGACGACTAAAATGAAAAAATTCGAGCCTGCTGAAATAGCAGAATGTATCGGTCGCGCTTTTTCTATGAAGAACGTTGCCATTTTACCAATGTGGCCAACTTTGCTATGAAGGGCCGTACACCCACACAAGAAGAAAGGGAATTCATGGACAAAATAGCTAGAATAGGCTGTATCGCATGCCGAAAAATGGGTTTCATAAATCACCACATATCACTACATCACTTTGAAGGACGAACAAAAGAAGGAGCGCACTTCAAGGTGCTACCGCTTTGTGAAAGACATCATCAAATAAAAGACAACATAAAGCCGCCGCGCTGGGAAACTATTCACGACAATAAAAGCAGGTTTGAAAAAGTTTACGGTACAGAAAGAGAACTATATACAAAATGCTTGGAGATAATAAAGAGTGACACATACTGCTACTATAACGAACTAGATTCACTTGAACTTAGCAGAGACGAACTAAATTACGCATCAGAAACGATATCACAATCTGACTTAGAACTTTTCAACGAAGTATATCGACCGTGGCTAACAACGAAGAACACTTAATCCAAGTTGCTTTGCTAAATTGGCTTAAGCACTATAACAGTGAAGCATATGGTTTAATTTATGCAAATTGTAACGCGGGTGTAAGAACACCACGTCATGGCAAATATTTCAAAGATGAGGGCCTTAAACGCTTAACCCTAGCCATGCCTAGAAAAGGCTTCCACGGGCTTTATATGGAGATTAAAACGCTAAAAGGAAGGCCAACAAAAGAGCAACTAGAATGGTTAGACAAACTTTCTAATCAGGGTTATTTTGCTGTGCTATGCAAAGGGCTAGACGCTGCGATAGATACTATCACAGCTTATCTATCTGACTAGTAGGGAAGCCTTGGAGTCTCATCTAATAATCTTTGTTTATGCTTTTTCATATCTTCTCTAATTAAATATCTCATATAAGCGTTTCGGCTTTCATATCTTTCTTTACTACGAGCAGTAATGTGCTCTAAATGTTCTCTCGGTGCCGGGAACCCGGGTATTAACGCGTCATTTTTCATTTTGTTTGTCCTCATGTTAGATACGAATCATTATAACGATTAATACGATTAAGTCAATACTAAATTAATGTTGACTTGTTATCGCTTTGTGCTAATATGAATTTATCAACTTAACAACTGAGGACTCAACATGAACGACGACAGCGTCATATTGTACTTAAACGAATACATTAAACAGCAAGAAGACAACAATACTTATGATGAAGACGTAGCGCATGAAGCGTATTTAGACGAGCTTAGCTATGCAATGAATGACTCAGATCATATTATTGATGCATTAACGCTTAACGCTATTGATTATCCCGATTGCTGTAGCAATGCAGCATCAAAAGAGCAGTTCGAAAGCTTCTTGATCAAGAGAATAAGTCACGCGCTAATGTCAGAAGATTACATGCTAGCTGGTATGCTAATAGCGCCGCATTTTAAAAAATACATGAAACGTGCAGCGCGGAGCCAATTATGATGAAGCTTAGAAAATTAATGGCAACGAGAAATCGTTATAGAAAAACTTGTGACATGATAACAGAGGCGGAACCTGCCATGATCATAGAAAATGAGCGTAAATGCATTGTAGATAATTTGGTCGCTACAAGGTGGGATTATTATAAAAGCGATAAACTGAAAACTGAGGAATAAACATGAACATAGACAAAATAATAGCGGCATCTGGATTATCTAAAGAATGGGCGCAAAGTTGTATTATTCATACAGAAGAGGAAGCACTAGCAGCTGTAAAAGGAGACGGATTCGCGCTTGAATACGTTAGAAAACAAACAGAAGCGATATGTCTAGCAGCTGTAAAACAAAACGGATTAGCGCTTCAACACGTCAGAGAACAAACAGAGGAGATATGTCTAGCAGCAGTAAAACGAAACGGATACGCGCTTAAATTCGTCAGAAAACAAACAGAGGCGATATGTCTAGCAGCTGTAAAACGAAACGGAGAAGCGCTTGCATACGTCATAAAACAAACGGAGGCGATATGCCTAGAAGCAGTAAAAGAATACAGATACGCGCTTAAATACGTAGACTTTACTTTAACTGAGGACTAAACAAATGAACGAAATAATAATAAACGGGGAGAAGATCGATGACGTTGTCGATTTTATACGCGGCGCTAGAGACGCAAAAGAGGGTAT